CTCTACCACTTGTCTGTCCATTAAAGGAGGGGCCTTGGCCCGACATCTTCTCCATAAACTCGCCAGCAATGTCGGCGATCTTTGCCGGCATGAGGCCCGTGTTGCTCGGCTGTAAGACGAACGGCTTAAGCGTGGGATTCAGGGGGTCCGGCTCGAACTTCTCAGCTCGGGGCCGTGGTCCCGTCTTCCACTTCTTAATGTCGATCATCGACGCACCCGGTACAAACAGCGTACCGAACATATCCAGCTCTTGTATATTCTTGAAGAGGCTCGAAAGCATCTTCTCGATCTGATCGTTCAACGGCATAAGAGGAGCCACAAAGCCCCTCGCAAACATCTTGCCTATGTCAGTGTGTCGAGCAACGTGCAGAGGGCAAAGTACCCGCACACCTTGCTCCTCGAAGTTTTCATCGACGAGAATTTTCTTTCCAACCTTGATGATAAATCGGGCGACGAACATCTGAGTGTCATCGTAAATATAGATTTCTTCCAGCGGTACGTATAGTCTCCCATCCTTTCGGGGTCCAGCTCGTTCAATGGATGAAGCATTCTCTCCCCTTGTGATGTTTGTACCCAGTGCGTTCACCGGGGTTGGTGTCCAGATGCCAGCCGTACCAGTAGACTCAGCATACCCTGACTCATCAGGAGGTGGGCCACCCCAGGGCACATCCCGAGCTTCCATGTCAGTCTCGGGCCTCTTCAAGTTGATCTTCTTATCGAAGACCGACTTCATTCTTTCAGCCAGCCAGCGGACGGGTACCCACCGCTTGCGAGCAACACCCATGAGGTTGCCTGTGCCGTCCACCCATGAGGGTATACCTCTGAGCTGGCGTGCAGGCACGATCTCAATCTGGTCGGGCATATCGCCCATGCCAGTTTCAATATGGTTCAGTCCTACCGTTCCATGCTTGAGGAAGGGGATGAGTGCCTGACGCTTGATCGACCCCAATGGGAGAGGTGCCGACAGTGCCCCCAAAGTCGCCGCTCCAATAGCCGCCTTCCGCAGTGCGTCAAGTGACTCACCCTTCTTAGCCGCCGTCGGAGAGATGTCCATCTTCATGTACCTACCCATCTCGGTCAGATACATGCGGGTGATCTCCTCATACCTCATGTCAAGTTCGCCCTTGGCGTTCTCGAAGGCGATCGACAAGTTACCACTCCACCGGTCCATCACTTTGAACCGTCGAACCCCCGCTAGGTAGGCATCGATAATCTTGTGGGTTGTGACGTGTACATTGGCCTCCTGTTCAGATGGGATCAGCTCCGCGTCCAGAGCCGCACAGAGGTCAACTTCATTTGTCGATTTAGGTAGAGCGAGTCTTGCCATCTTATCTCCTAAGGCATTCTTACTTCGTCACATCCTGGGGGAGGCCAGTCGTCCCCGGTGTTCCTCCACAGATCATTCGTATCCTCCACGTGGTCATTCTCGTCCAAGCTACGCCGATGGCCCGCTGCCGACCTGCTATCGCCCTGATTCACCATGGCCAGCTCGATCATCCGATCGGCCATCCGATCCACGGCCCGAGCCTGCGTCTTCTGCATAGCATCAAGCTGAGCCTTTACCTCGATCATCCGCTTGTCGTTCAGGGCATTCTGGCCTATCGTCACCTTCAACTGCGTGGTCACAAGGTCCAGAGTCTCTACCACCCTCTTCAGATCATCTTTCCAACTCATCCCTCCACCACCTTCCCTGTTAAAAAGTCCCGGTTCTTACCGTCGTGCATCACCCGGGCCTTAGAATGAAGAATATAACGCTCACCCCTACTAATATACTTCGCCATAGCCTGCAACCCACAACTCCGAATTAGTTCCTTGAAGTCCTCGTCCAGAACCGTCTCCAGAATAGTATCCATAGCCTCCAAGTTAAGTTCAATCTCTGACTTCTTAAACAACGCCTGAATCTCTTTCTCCATCATCTCAAGTCCTCCACTGTCGTGATGCGTTTACATGGTCCGCCCACCAATCCTCAGCGGGACCATGCTCCTCTTCTGCCTTATCAAGCCGCTGCTCCCTGAGTTCCTCCAGTTGAGAGGAGGTCAGGTCCGCCGCGTTGATACCACTCATGAGGGGAATACCAAGCGTCTCAGTCTCCCCCTTCAACATTTCGTCAATCAAGTTGACCGGTGTATAGATGTCCGGTGCAACTCCCTTATGCTGCTTCCCGATCGCTTGGTGCATAGCCAAGGTGTCGAGAGCGTCGTCATGCTCCAACAACGCCATGTCTTCCGTGAAGTTCTCAATCTGGTAGAACAGTTGTGTATAGCCCGGCATCGGCCTCCGGTCCACCGGCAGCTTCACGCGGAAGTGACGGAACCGCCACTCCATCTGCATAATCTTTTGGTCCTTCGACATCTTCGGCGGGAACTTCAAGGGGATGACCCGAGGTATCCTAGTGTTCGCCCCGAACATCTCCGGCAGATTATCCCGCACCCGCTCATAGAACTCAGCCATAATGGGGTACGCCTCGACCCCAATCAGGTTCACGTCCCACCGGATAGCCATCTCATAGACCTGCCGCAGCAACGCTTCGGGTCGTACTCTACCAACCCAGATGTCAAGAGAATATAGAGTGTCCCGGTGTTCGTGGGAGTTCTCGAACCCGAGCACTTGCACGACGGAGAAGTCGGAGGTGGGGGTCGTAGTTCTGGATGAGTCAACCGTAATGAATCGACGCATACCGGACACAACGCCAGCCCACTCTCGGTGTTGCACGATAGGCACCGGGAGTTCTTCTCCATCTTCGGTCTTCCGCACACCCTTGAGGCAATGCGTGACCACCACCGCTTTACTGTTCGCAAAATCGTTGTAAGCCGCATCGTCCACGTCCTCCAGCCAGTAGGTATTCAGTTCGGGGTGGATCGACAGAATACGATCTGCCGCAGTCCCGGGATCGTTCATGTACTGCGAGTTGAAGGCCGCGACCCCCATAGCCCGCTTCTTAGCTTCCTGCCACTCCGGCCCCATGACATCCCAGTCGAGGGTCTCCACGTCCATCAGGGTCCGCTGCCAGAAATCCGTAATGCGGGGGTCATCCTTAACCGAGTGCAGCCAGTAGATAAACATCTTCCGGTTGTACAGGGTCCCAATGACCCGCATCGGGATCGAGAAGCCCGGCGACTGGCTCATGGGGTACAACGCATTGAAGAAGAACCTCTCGAAGTTCTCCCTCAGGTCCGAGGGCGTCACCACGAGATCGCTCGACTTCTCCACGTCGTCCAGGACAATCACACCCGAAGGCCGAACACCCAGGGACGCACCCGTAATGGGAATAGCCCGACAACTGGAACCGTTTGCCAAGTCCATCCTTGACCCGCGATTCCAAACGCCACTACCACGGGACGCCCTAAGTCTACCAAAATCCTCCAGGAGAAGCTCATTGGTGTCGATCTCCCCCATGAGACGACCCAGCCGGTCGCCACAGAATTCCTGAGTAGCCAGGAACAACGCGGCCTCCCACGACTCCTGCGTAACCATCTTCCGTAGAATCTCTTCCAGGTTCACCGTGGTCTTGCACGTTCCACGAGGTGCAGCATGGACCAGGAGCGGGTACGTGTTCCAGTCTCGGACCCACTGGTAATGAGCCTTCGGACTGGGGGTGTACCCGGTCTTGTACCATGACCTACCACGGGGGGCGAGGTACGTCTCCCGGAAGTAGTGCCACCCAGCAACGTCCAGGTCCGGCCTACCCGTCAGCCCCGCCGCATTGACGCGGGCCATCCGCTGCCCCTTGTCCGATAACTCATAGTAGTCGGCAGGGAGCGGGAAGTACGGGCTGTCCGTAAAAACGACGCTACTCAAAAGACCTCCTTAAAAACCAATGAAACTGATGGTGGGAACGAGTATTAGTAAATCTTAGTGGGTATCTTAAACTGCACCAAGAGAGTGAACCACGGAGTCATCAGATTGACTCCCCGCCCCGAGTAATTCTCCTTCTGCCCAGCTTCTCGGCTCCCTCTTGCACAGGTGATAATCTGCCACCTCCTTTGATACCAGGACAACTTCCCTCTCCATCGGAAAACGGTTCGGAATCCCCATCGGTAGTCTACCATATTACCCGTCGATCCCGCACAGTGCGAAGCTCGTGAACCCAGCCGTCGTGACGATCATGGAGCCCACGTGCTTAGCTCCCAGTGCATAGCCCATCTCCATGCTCAGGACCTTCTTGCAGATGTTTGTGACGAACTGCGGGTCCTTGAGGAAGGAGGCGAAGCGGGTATCAAATTCGGATCGCAATTCCTTGGGCCAGCCGTTGTAGCCGACGTGCCGGTGGACATGGCGACTAACGTGACGCCGGAAATACTGGTGGATGTCGGAGCCCTTCGCAGTGAAGAAGTCGTTCACGTCCTGGACCAGTTGCATGAGCTTCGCGTTTTGAAGGTTCTCCTGCTCCTCGGTCGGACCTTCTGGGACGGCTGTAAGCGGGCTGTCCCAATCGTCCTCAATCTCATCAAATATGGTCTCTTCCGGGTGTGCCCCGTCCGTGAGTTCGGTCGGGGGTCGGTCGGGGGTTGCTCGGGGTTAGCTGCCGGCCCGAGGCTCATCGGAGTTGCCGGGGGTGGTACGTGAATTACCCTTCCGTCTCGCAACGTAATTTGCTGCGGCTTCGGCTGCTTGCTTTCGGGCTCGGGCGATTCGATCACGCCGGCTGGTCTCGGACTCTGCGGTAACGCAATCTCTAATACTGCCGTCCGAGTCTTCGCTTCGTCGGGGAATTCCGGGGTCCCACCAGTTGACACGCTTGGAGCCGGACTCACCGGGGATGATTGGCCTTGGAGGTGACTCAGGATGCTTGGAGCCGGACTCACCGGGGATGATTGGCCTTGGAGGTGACTCAGGATTTGGGCAATCCCGCCCTCCATCGAGGCTATCTTGGTCTCCATCTCCTTGACTTTCGCCGCTTCCTCCAATGGGGCTGGGTACCCTGCTGCTTCGTTCATCTTCTGCTCCTCCAGTTGTTGTTTGGTCATCGTTTTGCAACCCGCGTGGGTTGGCCGTGTTGGTCCGTTTGCCGCCATGTATTGATGGGAGTACGCCATTCCCTCCCCGGCCAGGGCGTCCGGGTTCTGCCCCCCTATCGGAGCCTCCGGGTCCCCCTCCAAATTCATCGCATTCATAAGGTCCTGTACCATTTTCGCTAATCTCCACGTCAATTATATCATCCTGGGACTTGGAGGCACCCTCCAAAAGCTCTAAAGTCGATTTCAACCTATCTGCCGAATCTCCCGCGAGCCTCATTCCCTCAGCGTTATACTCTGCTTCACTCCCGTCGTCCAGGGTCTTACGGATTGTCAGCCTATCCTTCTGGATCAGGCCGGAGAGCACCATCGACTCCTTAGCCTTCTTGTCTAGGAGGATGAGAGCGGCCATCTTCTCCCGGGGCGATACTACATCGAATTCAACGATGGACCCATTTTGGCGAGTCTCCACTCGTGTCTCGGTGTTACGCACGATCGCCAGGAGGACTTCGACGTACTCATCTATGGCGTACTTGTTCTTATTCATGGATACTCGGGGGGTCTTTTGCCCGGCTTCTTTAGCCATCGACCGGGCTAGGGACCTGACTCGTTCTAGGATCACCTCCTTAGATAGGGTTCCGTAAACGATACCTGCGGCGGAGTGAATAGCCGCAACTGCTTCCGAAGAGCCGCGACATGCCTGTGGGAGACCGATCTCAAATAGGGCACACTCCAATGCCCACAGATTAACGTATCTCTTCTCTCCGGTGGGGATGGTAAGGACGGGGATTTCCAGGGTGGAGAGGAGGTGGTTGATTCCCTCTTC